GCAGCTAGTTTAACAGATGCAACCCCAATCAAAGACAAAGGAACTGTCAACGACCGTGTCATAGATTGACCTAGTGACTTCATCTTGCGGCTTGTCTTACGCATCTCACGCTTGACATTCTGCATGTCGGTACTAAACTGTTTTAGGTTTGCACCTATCGCAATGTTTATTCTATTCTTAGCCATCTAGCCCTTTTTTAGCTTTAAAGTTGTCAAGTATCTCCTTCATCTGTTCAAAGTCAGTTCCCTCCCAAGGGAATCGGGCAATTTTCTCTAATGGTATTTGCTTCTTTGGTACGTTCACTTGGACTATCCACCGTGCAATCCATCGGGCTTGCTCCCAACCCGTTTGATAATTCCTTTCCTCTCGATCAGCTTTCGCCTTTATGGCTATGCTGAATTCTCTGAGTGTAAGTTCATAATAGTCTGGGATTGACCAGTAACTTGCTTGTTGCACTACCCAATCCCAGAAAATTATTTTTTTTTAGCGGTTGCTTTTTTGTCTGCCCCATTAACTTTATCCATTAAGGACTCCATCTGAGACGTCATAATTTCGCTAACCTTTGAGATACAACTTGGGTCATCATCCACTAGGTTTATAACTTGCTCCTCCGTTATTCTTTCACCGCTTTGCTGCTGACGATAGCCAGCATTAATAGCAATAGGCAGAACCGTTAAAACAAGTGTCATGATACCTACTTGGTCGATGTGTTCAATCGACTTTCCAGTCTTAGACTCAATTGCACTCAACCCACTTATTGTTAATCTAAATGGGTAATCATTTCCGTTAATTGTGATGGTATTCATAATCTATTAAGCTACTGTGCCTTTAGTTACTGTGCCAGTTGGTTTCAAAGATACCTCAAATCCTACTGCCGTGTCCATTTCCGCAGTTCTGCTTAAGCTAGTCACAAAAGCCGTGTAGCTATAACTTACATCTCCACTTACTGTACTTGCTACCAAAACTGTCACAGAACTACCAGCTGCGTAAAGGTCATACAAGTCCTCATATCCGTAGGTCGCATCCTCTGCGAAGTACCCACTTGCTGAGATTTCAGAACCTCGCAAACCTGCGATAACTTCTTCCTGACTTGATGAGTCTTTAGTTGTTACGTCAATAGGACTCATTGAGTGTGATTCGCTATGTTGTAGCGCATGAGTCAAAACTGTGCCACCGAAAGATATTTCTAAAATATTTCCGTTGAATTTTCCTGCTGTTGCCATTATTCGTTTTCGTTTTCTTTAATTTGTTTGAATTGTGTTTCATCGGTAGTTTCAGTTTCCTGACCTACTACCTCAAAGTCTTTATACGGATGCCCTTCGTGAACACTTATAATAGTGCCTTTGGCTATCTTTTTCCCGTTAGGCTTCTTGTGCGCCTTTGTTAATCTTATTTTCATTCTATGTGTATTTATACCAAATTATGTACCCTTGTAGGGTGTAATATGCTCTATTCTCTGGATCATAGTCAACACTACTTTGACTGTCAAACCTCGCACGGCTAAAATCAAATCCCGTGTAGCTTCCAGTTGCTAAATCTAGTGCTTCCCGTGCTGCATCGGCTATCTCTATAGCTTCATTGTAGCCACTTGCATAAATGTCTACCTCTAGCAATAAGTCACCGATATTATTGGCTTGCTTGTCTGGTGTAGGTATTTGACCGCTTCGATTAAAAACGATATAAGGAAGTGAACCATTCTGCGGAGCAATGCCACCGTAGATGTTACTACACAAATCAGTCAAATTACTGTTTGCCTTTAAAATATCCCCTATTGCATCTTCAAATGTCATCTTACTACTTCAAATCCTAGTTTACGCTCTTTGTGTTCCAAATATTTCTTAACCTCTGCACTCATTTTATTACCTATAATCGTTTCAACAAACGAGAATGTGCGCTGCATGTAGTGGAAGTTTTTATTGCCTTTGCGAATATCACCTTTTGCATAGTTCACAAAGTATCCGTAGTAACCAGAACCCTCTGCTTTTTTAGCTTGTGGACCAATGTACACCGTTGCACCCTCTTTGTTGCGACCAGTAAATGTCTTAATGCTTCTTCGTAGGTTTCCTGGTTTATATTTTATGTTGTTGTTTCGGTGATACGTTACAGTTCGTTTAGCATCTTTTATTTGCCGCTTCATTATCTGTTGCGGCTGCTTCGCTTGCCGTTTAAATATCTTTAGCAATTCACGACGTTTAACGCTATCTTCTAGCTTTTGTATGCTATTAATAACATCGTCAAAACCTTGTATGTCAATGCTAAAATTCATTAATACTTGGTTATCGTTTCAATCTCCAAACGCTCTCTACCTAATTCTCTAATGCCTTGTATCTCGTATGTCACACCATCTAACAATAGCTGGTCCTTTAAAGTCAAACCTGATACTGGTCGTGCCGTTTTCCAGATTGTATATCTATCGCCAGTATTCTTGTCTTGTTCCATGCCCTCTGACACTCTTTTGTCTTGCTTGCTCATGTAGCATTTCTGCCACTCTGCAAACGTCTCAACGGGCGCATGACTCGCATCACTTGTCACCGTTGGGCGCATGATTGTTACTAGCCTTTCATATCTGCCAATGTCCCACATTATCCGAAGTCTTTTAAACTGTTATTCGCTAGTATCATATCAACGCTCTGTGGTATCTTATTTTCGTTTACGGTCATTCCAGCCGTTTGGCTATTTCTATTGTTGAACGCATCCGCTACCAATATCTTTAAGCAATGGATTAAGTCGTCTGGTATGTCAAATTGGTTTGAATATCCAGCCGTGAATGCTATCTCTATCGCATCGTATCGGTTATCTTGCAAGGTTGGTTTTTCTAAAAACTTTATCCTCGCAAAGTTGCCGTTGATTGAATAGAAGTAATCCGTTCCGTCAACCATTGTTTGTTGCACTCCATCAGCATCGTAATACTTAATACTATCAAGTGACGTTACTGGGTGCATTTTTATTTTTATATCGCAATCATCTTTGTAATTGCGGTAATCTCGGTAATAGTGGTGATTGTAGCTATATTCTCCGTTGTAGTTATTCCAGTCATCTAGATAAGCCGTATAGCTTGCACTTTGTATAACTTTCCAAGTGCGCTGAAAAATGAACTCACAAGCCGAATAGACATAGCTAGCCACTAGGCTATTCTCATCGTCATAACCCAACAACCTTAGATGCGTTTTAACCGCTTCTAATCCTATCGCTAACCCTGCTGGCTTCTGTGTTCTTAGTATTCTCATATCGCTTTAAAATAAGGGGCTAGGCTTTCCAGCTTCGCCCCCATCACATTTATTACCTACTTCTCAGTTTTCGCTTTTCTACCTTGCTTCTTTTCAGCTTTTATTTCGGTAGCAAATCCCAACTCAACTAGTTCTTTGCCTAGCTTGTCAGATACTTCCGCTTCCGCACCTTTATAGGCTTGGATACCAAATTGAAACAATGGATGTTTTGCTAATACCTTCATATTATGTCAATGAAGTGAATTTAACAAATGCAGCACCTTGTACTAGTGACCAGTCAACGTTAGAGTTAACCACCAATCTTACTTGGTCGTTACCAGCTACCGTGTACGGATCAACCAAGATGTTGAGACCGCCCCAACGTCCGAAGTGAACTCTTGAGAAGTCACCGAAGATACCGTCTCCGCTTGTGCCAGCTACCTTAGTTGCACCAGTTGTAAAGAATGCATTCATTCCGTTAATTGTGTATCGGTTGTAACCACCCTCTGTGATTGTTGGAGTGATACCAGCTACATTAACACCAGCTAATGCGTCAGCAATTAACTCAGTTGAAAGAATGTAAGAGTGGTTTCCAGTCAATCCGTGATCGTTGGCAACTGTGCGCATTGCACTCAACAAATCCTTTGGTACTGATACACCATAAGAGTGTGCAGCCTCCTCAGTAAATGTCAACACTCCAGAAGTTGCAGCTAGTGCGCCAGGTGCATTTGCTACTGATGCAGTTGAGAACATAGCCGTGTTGATTAACTCAGCTTCTGAACGCCCTAAGTCAGTCATTACTGCGTTCATTGCGGCAGTTCCATTTTGTGCTAGAACTCGGTTAGAAACGTCAACATAACCAGTCAAACGTACTGGTGCTAGTGTGTCCTTAGTAAAGTTTGCACCACCATCAGCAGCAGCACTATTCTCAGCAGTTGCCCATGCAAGTGTTTGCTTAGCAGTTACTGGTAGCTTCATGTCACCGCTTAAACCAGTGTAAACGTTGATACCTGGTACGTTAGCGTAAACCGCATTCTCACGTAGTGCTTCAGTATAACGTCCAACCGTTACTGGCTGAATAGCCGAAGTGGTTTGGTCAATATCGGTACGTTTTTCGGTGTACTTGCTAGGGATTACAATGCGTAAACCTCCAGACTGAATACCAGCTTCACGTGCTTCGCTAACACCTTCGCCAATCAATTCTGCTTCTGCTCCGTCCAAACGTCCTTTTTTAGCCAAATCTCTAACCGCTTTGCCCATGTCGAAAGAACGTAGCATAGTGTTTTCATCTTTGCTAGTTTCTTGAGTACCTTGTGCTGGGTTAAAGTTTTGACCTTGTCGACTTGCAACATCTTTAATTGCTGCTTCTCTCTTTTCTGCCTTTTCAATGTCGTCAGAAAGTGTCTCCATACGCTCAACAAGGCTATCAAATTCCGTAGCATCTGCTTCGGTCATCTCTGAACCTTCGTATTTTTTGCGTAATTCCGTGATTTGAGAGTCTACTGTAGACCGCTCCTCACGCAGTTGTTTTGAATTTTTCATTTAAATTTTCGCTCTTAATTGTTTGTATTTGCGCTC